TCAGGCGCTAGACGCCCGGTTTCCATTCTGGGTCTGATCGGTTTCCAATTTCTGTTCCTGATCCGCCCCGGAGAGGATTCGTTTTCGGTCGGCAGCCTTGCTGTAACGCTGCACTTCGGACAGGCTCTCGTGACCCGTCCAGGCTGCGATCTGATGCGCCGTCGCCCCGGCCTCGGCCAGCGCCATCGCGCGGGATTTACGCAACCCGTGGGCCGATTTTCCCTTGACGCCGGCATCAGCCGCAGCGCCGGCGAACCAGCTGCTGAACGCCTTTTCAGACCTGGCTTTGCCCTGCGCCGTCACCAGCCATGTCATGTGGCGCGGGGCTTGGGCGATGGCCTCTTTCAACGCGTCCAGATCGGCCTGCATGCCTATGGCAAAGCCGGGCAGGGTGCGATTGAACGGCACAGAAACCTCTCCCCCGGTCTTTCGCTGCCTGAACGTCAGCCACCCGTCCTTGCTGACCATGCCCGGGCCGATCCTGACGGCATCCGATGCGCGCGCGGCGGTCCAGTAAATCAGTTCCATGGCAAGCCTCTGCGGTGAGGTCATGGGCCAGCGCTTGCGGAACTTCTCGATCTCGTTCGGCAACCAGGGTTTGAAGCCGTCGCTTTTCGCTGTCGCAATCTTGTCGACCTCGGCAGACGGGTCTTGCGCGATCAGCCGATTCCTCTTCGCCCAGGTGCAGAGGCATCTCCAAGCTTTCCGGCGGTTGTTGGCCGGGTGCGGCGCGAGCTTGGAGATATCCGCCTCGATATGCGAGGCGCGCAGATCCACGAGCCTCGCGTTTCCCCAGGTATCGGCGATGTGGCTCAGGTGCCGTCGCCGCTGTTGCTGCGTCGTCGTGGCCATGCCGGTGAAATCAGCGCTGCGCTGATAGCTGATGATCGCGGCGGCAATGCTGCCGTTCGCCACCGGCCGACCCTTTCGCTCGGGGGCTGAGGCAGCCAGCGCGGCGGCATAGGCCATCAGGAACTCAGGGCTGTTCTTCGGGCCGTCGGGCAGGCGGACAAGTTTGTGACCTGGCACGGCCAGATAGGTGAACTGCCGGCCGTTGCCTTTGGTGATGGTCTTGACGTGCTTCAGCTTCACCGCATTGCTCGCAGGATTTCGTCGCATGTGTTCACGCCCTCGACATCCCCTCCCTCTATGGGCAGGCCCGAGGCATATTCGTCAAGCGCCAACCTGTCGTAAAGCCGCTTCCCACCCAGCATCCGACGGGGCAGGCCGAGGCCGCGCAACGTGGTCTCGCTGATCCCGAGGTAATGCGCAGCCTCCGGTGCAGGCAGAAGTCGCGGCGCAAAAGCTGGCTCGTGCTTACCCATCACGCCATCCTCCTCTCTTCCTCAATCGCAATGTGCTGGCAGTTCGCGCCGACGATGGCGGCGGCGATGGGCGGGCAGACGCTGTTGCCGCAGCAACTGACCTGCACGTCCTTGGCAAAGGGAACGAACCGCGGCCCGCCGTTGTGGCCGAGGTTGTCCCAGCCCGATCCGACCTCCCAGACGCCCTCAATGACATAGTCGTCCGGGAAGCCCTGGGCGCGGAACAGTTCGCGCGGGGTCAGCATCCGCATGCCGATGTCGATCACGACATAGGTCACGCCCTCGACCTCCAGCGTGACGAACTCGCCGCCGTCCCAGACGCCATGCTCGCGCAGGAACTCGGCCACCTGGCGGGCGCGGGCATGATGCTCGGGCGCGAAGGGCGGTGCGGCCAGCTCGGCCTGCATGTGCGCCATCCGGTCCTTGACCGTGATGGTGTGCATCGGCTCGTCCGTCCGCGCGCCGTCGCCGGTGCCGTAGTATTTGGCGAAGAACGCCGCGACCGGGGTCTGGTGGCTGCCCGAGGCGGCGATGGTGCTGATCGGGTCGCGCAAATCGTGGCCAGCGTGCGCCTCCATGCGCGGCCCGCCGTTCTGCTGGGCGAGGAACGCGGACACGGGATAGTGCTTAACCCCGCCCGCAACCACCGTATTGAGCGGGGCGCACACGTCCAGCGCCCTGGGCTTCTGCCCGGCCCGTTCGCCATTGCCGACATGCACCATGGTCGCGGCGATCAGGCTGTTCTGGTCTTTCTTCGAGGCGCAGATCGTGTGGTGCGGATCCGCGACCGAGCGGTTGCCGCCGCCCTGCTGGGCATAGGTCAGCACTGGGGCGACCAGGGCATGCCGGTTCTCGACGGTGACCGTGCGCAGCGGCTCGACCAGATCGGCCGCGCGTTCGGAACGGCCGCCACCATGGCCGTAGAAGGTGGCCAGATAGGGGGAGACCAAGGCATGAGACTTGCCGCCGGCCGTGATCGTCCCAAGCTGATCGGTCAGGGGCTTGCTGCCGAAGCCCCAGCGCTTCGCGCCGGTTTTCGAGGTTTCACCATGTCCGAGCTCGGCCAGATAGGGCGCCAGCATCCCCAGAGGCGCGGCGCCGCCCGGCTTCTTGATCCAGCTGTTCGCGGTGATCGTCGCCATGGGGTCGCGCAGGTCCTGCCCGGTCGCGCCGCCGTTGAAGCGCTGGATGCTGGGAGCGACCAGAACGCTGTGCCCGCCGCCGGCCAGCACCGTCGGATGCGGGGCCGTGATCGGGCTGTCGCGCCGATCCGTCCCTTTCAGGCTCATCATGCTGGGCACCACGACGGCCTTTTCGCCGCGGTGCGCCCCGGTGATCGTCCTGAACGGCTCGGCCGCATTCTCGACCCGGCCGCCATGGGTCAGGTTCACCAGGAACGGATCCTGCGATTCGATCACATAGCGGCCCATGCCGCGCGCCACGCGCGCCATCGTGTTCTTGGCCAGCGGCCGCACGGCGCGCAGGCCGTGCTTGGCCATGACCTCGGCCGAGGTGTCGAAGATCGACGGGCACGGCAGGGACCAGTCGATGCAGGTATGCGCACCGACCCAAGGCAGAAGCTTGCCCTTGCGGACCTCTTTCGATTTGGGGTCGCCGTGCGTCGGCTTCGGCCAGACGATGGGGCGACCGTCGCGCCGCGCGATCAGGAACCAGCGCTTGCGGATCGTCGGAGCGCCATAGTCGCAGGCGCGCAACTCGCGCCACTGGACCCGGTATCCGGCCTTCTTCAGCCGTTTCAGCCAGAGGTCGAAGGTGACGCCCGCCAGTTCCTTGATCGGCTGGCCATCGTCATCAACCGGCCCCCAAGTCACGAACTCCTCGACGTTCTCCATGCAGATCACGTCGGGTTTGGCGAACTCGGCCCATTTGACCACGACCCATGCCAGGTCACGGATATTGCGGTCGCGAGGCGCGCCGCCCTTGGCCTTCGAGAAATGCTTGCAATCGGGCGAGGCCCAGAGCAGCCCGACATGCCGGCCCTTCGTGACGGCCAGCGGCTCAACGTCCCAGATGTTGCTGTCCAGATGCAGCGTCTCGGGGTGATTGGCCGCGTGCAGCGCCAGCGCCTTGGCACTGTGGTTGATGGCCACGTCGGGCGAGCGGCCCAAGGCCATCTCGATCCCGGTGGACGCCCCACCGCCGCCGGCGAAGCTGTCGATGATCAGGGGAAGGTCTGGCTGGAAGGTCATTCCCCATCCCCCTCGATCGCCTTCGGCTGGCTGACATTGCGCGCCGCCGCCTCGATGGTCTTCACCGCCTGCATGTAGAGACGAACGCCGTTGAACATCTGCTTTGCCAGCGCAGCGCGGGCGAGCGCCTCGCTCGGGCTGATCCGACCGTCGCGCAGCTGCTGGAGATCCTTGGCGAGCCCGAGGATGACATTTCGCAGCCCCAGGCTGTCCGCGACCGGCGTGCTGACATAGTCCCGCTCAGCCATAGCGAGCCTCCTGATAGATATTCTGATTGGCTTCGTCGGCCAGCGCACCGGCCAGTGCGGCGATCTGCTTGGCGATCCGCATGTCGGGATTCCGGGTGATTGGACCCGTGCGATAGGCGTATTGCTCGCATGCCCAGCAGATCGGCGGATAGTCCGTCTGCGTGGGGTCTTGCCATTGCAGCGGCCGCTGCTTGCCGCAGATCGCGCATTCGAAGGGGTCGGGGCGGGGCGGATAGATCGGCATCAGGCCCGGCCCTCCGCAGCCCCGCCGCCGCCAACAGCAAGACGGACGCGCGCCGCTCGGCAGAAGTCCTTGAAGCTGACCTCGCAGCAGCCATCGGTGACGTCCAGCCACTTTCTGTATCGGGCCTTGCTGGGGCTGGTCGCGACACAGGGCATCTCCATGCCGTCCCAGATCACAACATAGAGCCGGAACTGGTCGCCGATCTCGCGCAGGTGGTCGCGTAGCGCCTCCCGACCTGCGCGAGTGACGAAGAACCATTGCAGCTTGCCATCGCTTCCGCCGGCGCGCCAATGCGGCGATGCTGCCATTTCCTCGGCGGCCCGGCTCCCGACCGACGCCGCGAAATGGTCCCGGTATGTCTGGGCCAGCGGATTGACCGGCCGCCCCAGCGCATGGTCGATGCGATCCATGGCCTTGTCTTCCAGGTAGCGGTTAACCTGCATGGCTATCCTCCTCCGGGCGGAAAAGCGGATCATCCCCGCCCAGGTGGGTATTGATCTGCCGCTTGGCGTCGGCCAGCGTCAGCGCCATGCCGTGGGCATCGGTCTCCTCGTGCGTCCATTCATAGGGCGCGCCCGGCACCTCGGCCTGACGGATCGCGATGCCGCGGTGGATGATGGGGAGGATCTGGTCAGCCATCACCGCTCTCCCGCCAAAACCGCCCGGTCATGTTCAGCCTGACGGTCGGCCGCTGACGGGAAGAACACCCCTGCGTGCCGGTTCAACACCTCGGCCACCTTCAGCATCGTCTCCTCGGGATCGGACCACATGCCCTGCGGCATCAGGAGCAGCGGTGCACGCAGGGGGATGGACGTGCGACCGTCTGCCGTGCGGCGCGGCTTGTCACCGCAGTAGATGGCCAGAGCCCCGCGCGTCGGGATCGTGCAGGACGTGGGCAGCACGGTGAAATAGTCGTCGTCAGCCATTATCCCGGCCCTCCGCCTGCGCACGCAACTCCGGATCGAGCGGATCAAGCCCCTTCTCGGCGCGCCACGGCTCGTAGCAATGATCGCCGTCCAGGATCATTCGCATCGCCATGACCGCGACCTGCACCGCCTCCTTGCGGACCCGGTCCGCGCCTTCCTCGAAAGTGGCTGTAGCCAACTCGCCGACCTCCTCGACCAGCGCGGCAAAGGTCACGTTCTTGCCCGGGAATTTCGCGCGGGCGCGGGTCAGTTCGGCGAGGATTTCGCCGGCCAGGGTTTCCTCGCGTGTTGCGACCCGCGTCTCCTGCACGTCCCTGCCGCGCTCGGGCTGGGGCGGGTGGGCGTAGAGGGGGCGAGCAATCCAGCCCTCGGGTAGAGCCTTCGGCGCATGGAATGAAAATGACCACGTTGCGCCGGGATATGGTTGGGTGATCCATCCTACCGGCACCGCCTCTTGCGCGGTCGGGGTTGCGGCCTCGGGCTGCGCCGGGACGTCCATCAGATTGGCGTCCGTCCTGCATTCCGGGCAGGCCCGGCACGGCTCGCCGTCCTCGGCATCGAGCGTGGCGATCAACCCGTCCTCGTCGCCTTCCCCGCCGCAGAACGGGCAGGGCAGAAGTTCTGTCCCGGTCATTGGAATTGCACCCCCGTGACCAGAACCGCGCGATCATCCTCGGCCTGGCAGCGGCACCACAGTTCGTCGAACTCGGCCGAGGATTCGTTGGTGCGAATCCAGAAGCGCGTCACCTCGAAATCATCGAGGTCCAGATCGTCCTCGGTATAGCCGGCATAATATTCGGCAGCCTCGATGATCCGCTCGCGCGTGATCGTGGCGGGCTGAACGTCACCCCAGGCAAAGCAAGCCCAAGGTTCGCCATCCGCGTCGGTAAAGAACTCAAGGCGATGCGCTGTATTCATCGGTGCCTCCTGACAGCTAACCATTCGGGATGGCGGCGCCGCAGCGCCGCGCACCGGAATGGTCAGTCCGCACCGATCTCGGGCCGGCCCATCATCAGGGGCACGCCGGTTTCGCCCTGAGCGTAGTGCATCGCCTCCCGGGCCGCGTCGCGCAGGGCGGCGTCGGGGTTGTAGATCGAGGCGATGAACTTCACGTCCGCGCCCGCCTTGCGATACTTGAACCGCACGGCGAGCCGGTAAAGCGCGCCTTCCTCGAACACCGGGATCGCGATCATGAACAGGTTCGGCAGCGTCAATGGCTGGCCGTCAGGATCACGATGCTCAGTCAGGAACTGCACCTGCGACTCGCCGGTGTCGCGGTTGGTCTTGACCTCGATGTGCCCGACCTCATGGATCTTCAGCTCGCGTGACAGCAGGTTGATCGCGGCATACTGACCGAACCGCCCTTGGATCTTGGCGGCGATGTCGATCATCCGCTGTTCCCAAGCCTCGACCTCACCGCCCGCCTGGCCCAGCAACGCAGGCGTCGGGTCAAGAAAATCATCGGCATTCGCCTCGATGAACTCGCCGAACACATCCTTGTCGAGCGCCTTGCCGTCGATTGCCGCCCAGCGTTTCCACTGCTCGGCAACCGGGAAGTTGTAGACCGCCCGGTGCCGGCCATAGTTCGCCGCCGGATCGCCGGCCTCGGGCGCAACAATCGGCGCGCCGGAGCCGTGATAATCGATCACCGAAATCAGCTTGGGTTCGGGATGGATCTGACCGAACAGTGCCGTGTCGTCGCCTTTGAAGCGATTGGTCCATGCAATCAGGCTGTCCAGATCGGCCAGGACTGCCTTGCCGGTGCGCTGGAGCGGTTTCAGCGCCTCCATCACCGCGCGATGCTTGGCTGTCAGATCCTCGACGCGCAGGCCCTCGGGCACGGCGACGATAAACGGCGCCTCGGGCGTATCCGCAGTCGGCATGCTGATCGACTGAACCTCGCTGAGGCGGGGCATCTCGGCCAGCAGCGTCTCGGCGATGTTCTTCGGGGTTTCGGTGGTCATGTGAACTGTCCTTTACTCGGCGGCGCGCAGCTCGCGGCGGCCGTTGCCGGCGTCGCGGATTTCCATGCGGGCTTGCGCGGGATTGTGGGTGGTGATGCCGCCATCGCCGGTCATCCAGGCGACGGCCTTGCGCTTGGGCGATTTGGGCCCGACGATCTTGTCATCCATCGTCATCTGCGTTGCGCCGAAGGGATCGACGGAAACGTCGATGGTGATCGTGATCTTTCCCTTGGCGGTGGTCGAATACTGCTGCGCGAAGCTGCGCATCTCGACGTTGTTGGCCTCGATCCGCGACAGCAGGTCGGGCAGGTAATCGCCACCATCGGCAAGCGACAGCATCTGGTCGAGGCTGCGCAGCTGCGGCGCGGAAGATGGAATCTCCATAGCGTCCTCTTTCTGCAAAGCCCGGAACCGCCGGGCGCGGTATGAAAGCAAAGGCGCTGGCCGCCCCGGGCACGGGAGGGAGGGAGGAACTCAAGCCAGAGCGGCCAGCCAGTGAGGGTGGCGACAAGCCGTCAGGCCACCCATTCCGTTGCGCAGACCGGCACGGGCACGGTCCATTCGCGCGGATCTCGATTGTCGAAAAAACGCGCCAGCATCGCAGCGCTCAGCAGCCGGGCCTGATGACTGCCCCGGTGCCGGATGGCGAAATGCTGCTGCATCACATCCCCTCCGACAGAACGACCCAGCCCGCCTCGCGAGCCTGCACGGCAGTAGGCGACAGCAGGTACAGCATCGCCTTTCCGTCGAGCTGCCCGATCATCCACCCGAGCCCCAGCCCGAACAGAACCACCGCGACAACCCAAATCCAGATGAACACCGCACCCCAAGCAATCGGCCGACGCCCAGAACCCGGGCCATCAGCCTCGGGAACCCCGTAGATCACAAAGGGATTGCCGCCAGGCGCGAAGTCATGAACCGGAACCCCATCCTGCCGCCGGTGCACGGCGCGCACCGCGATCTCATCCGCCTCGGCTGCAGCGCGGCGCCGGCGAGCGTCCAGGTCCGGGCCGGTATTGCGGGCGGGGATCATGATGCACCCCCTTCCATCGCCGCCATCGCTACGCGGATGGCATCGGCATCGAAACGAAAACGCGTGGTGATCTCGGTCGCCAAGCCAATAAAGTTGGCCGGGTCCGGCTCCTCGCCTTCCGCGATGCGCGTCACAGCCGCGAATTTCCACGCGGCACCGACCAGCAGATAGGCCACGAGAGAAGCGCCGACCATCGGCGCCGACCCGGCATCCTCAAACCGCATCGCCAGCGTGGTCGCAAAGGCGTCGACCCCAGCGGCCATGCCATCGAAAAGCGCCGCCTCGTCGGCACTGGTAACGAAGCCGGGATAGTCCGGCCGCGCGTCATCATGCGTATCTTGGGGTGCTGTCGTCACCAGAGTTCTCCCAGTCGGCGGGGTGCCGACAAAAAGAAATTTACATAGTGTGAATTTCAGGTCAAGCGAGATTTTCACATTGTGTAAAATTTGCAGCAGCATTATCCTGCCGACAGGGTGGGCGACGACGCGCACCCGCCAGCACCGGGCTGCGGCGCATGAAAAAGCCCGCCGTGGGCGGGCGACAATCGGTCCTTGGACAGAGGCGCGAAAAGGTGAAGAATCGACTCGCGGAATCAGCGGGATGGCGGCAGCATCAGGCGCATGAAGCGCATCATGTCACGTCCAATTTTATACGTTCTTGGGTTGTTTGTGACTGCCGCCCTTTCACCATTCATATCGCTACCCGTGGAAAAGGCCTTGGAGCGGGCTGGCATGGATGACGGTTCGTGGGCGTTCATGGTTTCTGGGTGGCTCTCATCGTGGCTTCACACGTGGTGGTTCCCATACATGTGCGGGGCGGTATTCGGAGTGATAGCCTCCCCGCTTGTTGCTCGGGCTCTAGCTAATGAATTTGCGCGGTCCAGGCCACCGGCGTCACGATCGGCCGTAGGGCTCGCGGACGTGCCGCTGGGGCCACTGGTCGCCCCTCCGGATCTCTCAGGTTTGCCGTTGGAATGGCGAGAGAGGATCGAAAACCTTGAACTTTATAAACCGTCGCTGCGAGATGATTTCGACATGGTCTTTCAATCGTGGGTTCTGCGAACGACAATGTCGGATGATGGGTTTTCTATCTGGCCGATCCTACACTACAGAAACCGCAGCATGGTCCCGTTGCATATAAAGACGATCGAGTGCGCCTGGGCGCTATCAGGTGTGCAGGTTGAAGCTGGAAGCTCTGGATTTGTAACCCCGGTCGGGAAGGAGTCATCGGCTTCTGTGACTCTGAAAAAGGCTAGGGTTTACAATGATAAACCTCGTGATGGGTCCGTCAGGCTTGCGCTCCTTTTTAGCCGAGACGGCGCGCGCCCTTGTTTGATGGATGTTCAGATTAAGTTCTGCATCACTGGCGGCTTCCCAGAAAGCAAAATGGTGGACAAGGCGTTGGAGCCTGAGCAGGAAGTCGAGACTCGCTATTGGGTATATGACGACAAAAAATAGTGGTGCCGTGAACGCTGGCAGCTTGTCAGGAAGCACAGTGCGCTTAACCTGCTATATCCGCTCTACCATCTCGGCTGGCAACGCCAGCCTAACCCGTGCCGCCCATTTTATCCGCTGGTTATGCCTGGTCTCCGAGGTAGGGTTAAGGCTGATCAGGTGGAACAGGCCGGGTTCATCTCCGCGCTTCACCTGTTTCACCCAAGCATTGCCCTCGGCGTCCTCGACGATGCAGGGGCGGCCTATGTCCTCCTCCGGGATGCCCTCATTGGTGGCGCGCGTGTAGAACAGCACGTCGCCTGGCTGATACATCGGCACCATGGAATCGCCTTCGACCTCAACTGCAACGATACCGCGCGGTGGGCCGTGCCGCAGCAGCTGTGCCGGGGCAGCAACTCGGAATATTCCGTCCCCTTTCGGGTAAGGGTCTTCGAGTGGCACCTGTGCGCCGGCACCGACCCGCCCCGCCACTGCGATTGGATACGGATCGTCCGCGATCAATTCTGATGGCGGGATTCGAAAGATCCCAGCCGCGCCCTCAATGTAATCGGCGTTCATCCGCCGCTTGCCGTTCTCCAAGCCGTTGTAGAGAGAGACGGATATGCCAAGTCGCTCGGCCATCTGCTCTTGAGTCAGGCCGTTTGCGTCGCGCAGTTCTCTGAGTCGGAATCTCATGGTGCGAGGCATCGCATGCTCTGCCTGCGGCCGGCCAGAAACACAGTGTGAAAATTCACTTGATGTAAAATTCACACTATGTAAAACAGAAGCATGGACCTGACCGAACACATCAAGGCTCACGGCCTTTCCAGGGCGCAGATATGCGAAGCCGCCGGCATCTCCCGGGGCATGCTGAGTCTCATCGAACGAGGAAAGCGGCGCATCGGCACGGAGCGGGCGCTGGCGTTTGCTAACGCCCTGGGCCTGTCGATCGATGCAGTGCGGCCGGATTTGGCTGATCTTTTCAATCCCCCCACCTCCGAGGACGCAGCATGACTGTTCATCATCCCGCGCCCTCTTTCCGTTCTGGTGATCGTCCTTCTGCACGGGGACACAACAGCACAGGATCCAAAGGTATGTCTTCCCGAAAGTTTTCCGCACGCGCGCAGCGGCTAGAGGTGCTGACCTTCCGGCAGCATTTCAACAATGTCTGGCAGCGGATCATCTGCTCCAGCTTCGAGACGCCGGCCGATGCGGCGGTGTTCTTCGGCGTCGATCCGTCCACGGCGGAAAACTGGTTCGAGGGTCGCAACGCGCCGCAGGGCTGGGGCGTGGCCTGGCTGATTTCGCATCCCGAGACGCGCGAGGCGACCCTCGCGGCCCTGGCGGGTGCCTGACATGCGCGCGGTCCTTCGATTTCTGACCGGGCTCGAACTTCAAGCCGCACTGCACCTCGGCGCCGCCGGGGAATGGTGGGCCGCTCGCGCGGCTCGTCGTTACGGAAAGTTTTCCGGAAAACCTTCCCGACCGAGGGGGCCTTGGGATCAATGAACGCACCCGTCCGCATGCCCCTTGCCCATGTCGATGCCGCGGCCTGCCGCAAGCTGTGGGTGGCCGTGTTGGCCGAGATGTGGAACGTCGCGCTGTTCGACGGGCTGGGCGCGATCCCGGCCGGCGTGGGCGAAGTGGCGGCGGCGGATCGCTGGTTCGGCTCGCGCGATTTCCGCATGGTCTGCGCGCTTGCTGGCCTCGACGATGACAAGGTTCTGGAGGCCTATCGCAGCGCCAAGACCGGCGATGCCCGGCCTGCCGGCATCTTCGCGCGAAAGAACCGGGTGCCGCCCAGGGTCCTGCCTGTGTCCGAGGTTCCCGAGGTCTGGCGCGAGGTCAGGGGTTTCCCGGCCTATGACGTGAGCAATTTGGGTAGGGTCCGCTCCTGGCTGCGGCGCGGGGTGAGCAGCGAACGCATCATCGATCGCCAGCGGGCGCCGCGCATCCTGCGGGGTGAGAACGGGATCGAGATCCGGCTATGCGACCTGGACGGCGGCTTCCATTCGCGGCGCATCCATCTGCTGGTGCTGGAAGCCTTCGTCGGCCCTGCGCCCCGCGGGGCCTCGCCGGTCTGGCTGGACGGAAACCGCCGCAACAATACCGCCGGCAATCTGGCTTGGTCGGTTAGCCGCGAGGTCGCGGCATGATCGAGGCGATTTCCGGCAGGGGGGTGAACCGGGTCCGTGCCGTCTGCGACGGCTGTGGCCGCGAAGATGTCTTGCCTTGCGACTATCTGAACCGATCGAGGGGGGCGGTGCGACCGAATGTCGGCCAGGCGCACAAGAAGCTGACCCGACAAGGCTGGGCCGTCCGTGGAGAGAAACTGCATTGCCCCGCCTGCGTCGCTCGCGAGCGGGCAGCCGCACGTCTGGAAAATGAGGAACCGCAGGATATGGCCAAGGCTGCCGTCAAGGAAAAGACCCCGTCCGAAGAGCCGCCGCGCGAGCCCGGCTATCGCATGATCGGCATGATCTGCGACATGCTGAACGTCGCTTATGACCGTGCGGCGAAGCGCTACACCAACCCGGCGGACAATGATCGCACCATTGCTGAAGCGATCGGCGAAGGCTGCATGTGGGGCTGGGTGGCTCGCATCCGCGAGGCGGAATATGGGCCGGATATGCGTTGGGCCGAGATCGACGCGATCCGCACGGAGTTGGCAGCGGCTATCCGTGACGCGAATGCCCGCACCGAAAAGGTTGCGGATGAGGTCGATGCGCGCATTCGCGAAGCGGGCGCGACCTTCGAGGCTGCGGTGGAAACGATCTCCGCCGATCTGGTCGCGCGCATCGAGGCGCTGCAAAAGCGCGTCAACGCGCTCGATCCGTCGATCGGGCCGCGGTCGGGGAAGGTCTGACATGACCGCGCGTTCCAAGCCGTTTTCCCGGGCAATAAGTAGCCATGGTTTTTCCTTCCACGTGGCTGCTGTGGTGCCGCTGTTTGTGCGAGTGCAGCGGCTTCACCCGCAGGGCGACTCGTTGGCGCGAGTCGCCCTGCAACACTTAGTATCCGGCACCAGGCCTCGTGGGGTCCATCGGGATATGCTGGGGATAAGGCATGGGGAGATGGTGGCATGACGCAGGATCAACGCCATCTCTTCGATTCCATGGCTGCCCTCTGGGAGGAGGCCTTGGCGCATGAGGGCAGGCCGGAAGATGCGATCGCTTTGCTGGCCGATGCCTGCGCCTATGGGCTGAACGAGGGTGATTTCGATCCTCGACCAATAGTCGATCGCCTTCATGCGTCATTCTCTTCGCTGCATTTCGCCAAGCATGTTGGGTTTCGGCAATGACCGCGCCCTCCGCCAAGCCGCTTTTCCGGGCCATCAGCGGCCAGGGTGCGACGGTCAAAGAGCCGCTGCCGCTGATGCCTGAGGCCCCGATCCATGTCCGGCCTCGTGGCGAGGTGCGCCGTGCCGAGGATTTCTATCCGACAGGCCAGCCGGAAGCCGTGCGCGGCTTGCTCGCCCGCGACGGCGCCCGGATTCGGGAATGCGGCGGCGTCTGGGAACCAGCCTGCGGCGACGGGGCGCTGGTGCGCGAGATCCGCGCCGCCGGCATCGCCTGCCATGCGTCCGACCTGATCGACCGCGGCTGCGAGGATGCGATCATCGGCGATTTCTATTCCTTCGACCGCAGCCCGGCGCGCGCGATCATCACCAATCCGCCATTCTGCGAGATCAACGCGCGGGACGGCCACGGTCGCTGGCTGCGCCACACGCTGGACATGCCGGGCTGGGATTATCTCGCGCTGCTGCTGTCCTGGGACTGGCCCGCGGCTCGGGCCAACGGGCTCGGGGCGCTGCTGGACGCGCAGCCGTTCTCCTATTGCTACCTCATGCGTTGGAAGCTGGATTTCACCGGCGAGGGCAGCCCGCCCCAGCGCAATGCCTGGTTCATCTGGGACCGCAACCGGCAGGGCGCCGAACCGGCATTCCGGTTCATGAACCGCGAGGACGGCCAGACGCTGCATCAGGGGGTGCTGCTGTGAGCAAGCACCGCATCCGGCATCAGAACGCATACCGCGCCGGCATCCGCGACGGGGTCATGATCTTCCTCGCCGCCCTGTTGGCGGTGACGCCCCGGGCTGCGCATGCCGCCCTGCGGCACCTCGCCGAACGGATCGTCGGTCGGCCTGAACATCAACGGATCGAGAGGGACAAGTCGTGATCTGCACCGAAATCCTATCTACGGCGGGCGATTACGTCACCCGCGACCGTGCCGCCACCCATGGTCGCGCCGAGGATGGCTTTGCTGCCATCGCGCAGGTCTGGGATGCCCTGGACGCCGCGCGCGGTGATCGGCCGCGCTCCGTGCTCGATGTGGCGCTCTACATGGCCGGCCTCAAGCTGGTTCGCGCCGCCACCAATCCGGCCCATGCCGACAACTGGATCGACCTTGCCGGTTATGCGGCCTGCGGCGGCGAGATCGCGACAGGGGGTGCGGAATGAGCGCGGCCAATCGCAGCCTCGGACTGGTATCGACCTCCGATCTGCCGGAATACCCCATCTCGGCCGAGGATCGCCTGGATGCGCATTTCTTCGTGCCGTGGAACCTGAAACGCTGGCGCAAGAGCGTGTTCCGCAACCTCGCCGAACCGGAGGTCGGCTGGTTCGGCTTCCTGCTGTTCTGCGAGAGCCACGACGAAACGCCCATCGGCACGTTGCCGACGGATGACAGGCTGCTGGCGAAAGCCCTCAGCATCTCGGTCGATCACTGGCAGGCGCTTTGCCGCCGCGAGGTCTCACCGCTGCACAACTGGCATCGCGTGATGTGCGATAACGGCGAAATCCGCCTCGCGCATCCCGTGGTGACCGAGGTCGCCCTGGAGGCGATGAAGTCGAGCCGCAAGAACAGGGCCGAGCGCGATGAACGGCGGCGGGCAAAGCGGGTCAAGGATCTGCGCGAGATGATCGAAACCCGGATTCGCGCCGTGCAGCTGCTGCGCGATCCGACCTTTGTCGATCGCTTCAACGATTGGTTGGAGAACCGCTATCCGGACAGCCAGCGCCGCGAGGCGTTCATCCGCAGCGCGCTCGACGAATACCAGATCGAGGAGGGCGGATGATGGCGCGCGCGGTTCTGTCACATTCTGTGACCGTCACAGAATATTCCGGAACAATCACAGAAAAACACGGAATGAACACGGAAGATCACGGAATTTTCCGTGTTCCTGCGCGTTCGGCCCCTTTTTTTGCCCGGATTCTGTGACCGCTGAAAGGAAAAGAAACGAGAAGAAAAGAAATGAAAGGATATAGGCCGAGCCCGGACTTCAGCCGGTGTGGCTTGTGGATAAGCCAGCAGGCTGGAGAAGATGACGATGGCGATGACAGGGACAAGGGCTGAGGCCGAAGAGCGGGTTGATACGCTGCTGCTGGAACCTCTGACGGGGCTGAAGCGCGGCAAGGACGGCGAGGGCCGGCGGATGAGCGCGGAGGCTCACGCGAAGATGCTGGCGCGGCTGCGGTCCTGGCTGGCTTATCTGGATGATGAGCAACTGGCCGGGCTGCGCGATCATGTCGTGGCGCTGTCGGTCAAGGGCGAATGGCCGACCGAGGCGCAGATCAGGCGCACGGCGATGATCCTGAAGCCGGCGCCGCCGGAAACCTATCCCTATGTGCGCAGCATGATGACCTCGCGCCTCGGGTTCCGGGCCATGGCCGAGGGCTGGGCCTTCGAGATGTATCAGGAGGTCAAGCGGCACGGCCCGCCGCCCTTCGTCGAAGGCGGCTGGAAGGAAAAGCAGTTGCGGGAGGAGGCGGCGAACAACCAGCGCCGGCTGCGGATCGCCGAGGAGAATATAGCGGCGCGGATCGCGACCGAGGACCAGAAGGCGTTTCACGCCCATTGGCATCGCGACATGGCCGAGATCAGGGCCATGCAGGACGAAAAGCGGAAAGAGGGGCAGGCGGCATGAACGCGATGTGGCCGAGGCGCGCCGCTGTGCGCGAGATGACGATCCAGCAGGCGCTGGAATGGGCCTTCGCGGTCGAGCATGCCCGGATCGATTTCGATGAAACCGGGGCGCATGAGTTCGACCGGCCCGGGGTCGACACCATCTGGATCCTGCAGCGCCATCGTGAACTGGGCTGCCGGGTCGATGGCGGTGGCACCAGCGATCCGCATCCCGATGCGCAGATCATCGCGGCGGCGGTCGAGGCGCTGCCCATCGGGGTGGGCGGCAGGCGCATGGCGCTGCTGGTTGCCGAATGCGCCCGGGCGCGGCGGGTGCCGGACTGGCGGGAGGAGGAGCGGCGGGGCGTCCTGCCCTGCGGTTGGGATATGACCGACGATGGCGAATGGCTGGCCGGCACACGCAAGCTGGATGTCGTGACCTTTCGCGATGCAAAGAGCAGGACGAAAACCTATCGGCCGGAGATCTGTCCCATCAGCTATACGGGAACGGCGGCCGTCCTGGCCAAGCGCCGGCGCGAGTATCTGGCTTGGTATGGCGCGCTGCTGCACCTGCTGTATGAGCTGTCCTGGTGCAGTGGCTTTACCGCCATCAGGCTTGTTGACGGCCTTCCTGATCCTTCCCCGTGGAATGCCTATTGACTTTCCCCCGGCTTCCTTGACATTGTGCCGTGACCACAGGTGCGCCCGGAGGAGAAACCCTCGCGGGCGCTTCTCATTTCCGGGGTGCCGTGATGCTCAAGATCAGCGTCGATGATCGGGAGTTGCAGGCCAATATGTCCCGGTTGGCGGATCGCGATATCAACGTTGCCGCGACCTGGGCGCTGAACGACACCGCCGCCGATGTGCTGAAGCATGTGCAGTACCGGATGGGCGAAGTCTTTGACCGACCGACCCGGTTCACGAAGAACGCCTTCACGATCAGGGGCGCGCGGCCCAGCAATCTTGAGGCCGAAGTGATCGAACGGCCCACGGTCGGAAAGCGCCATTACCTGAAGGTTCAGGAGTTCGGCGGTCAGCGCGGCCAGACTGGTCTGGAAGGTCTGTTGGATGCGCGGTTGGCATATACGGGCATCATCGCTGCGGCGGTTCCCGCCGGCGGCGCCAAGCTCGATGCGCATGGCAACTGGTCGACCGGCGAGCGCAATCAGGCGCTTTCGGCGGTGCAGGCGCAGCGCGACACCACCTCGAACACCACGAAGGTGGCACGGAAGCGCAACAAGCGCCGGGCCGGGTTCTTCGTTCCGCGCGAGGGATCGAAGCTTTCTCCGGGCATCTGGAAGCGCAACCCCGACGGGTCGATTGCCAAGGTGCTGCATTTCACCCGGTACATGCCGACCTATGACAAGCGGCTCGGGTTCTTCGACGGGGCCGAGGAGGTCTTTCGGGACCGGCTGCCGGGGCACCTGCGCCGGACCTTCGCGAAGATGGTCGAGCGGCGGGCCTCGGCCGACTGAAATCCGGTCGGGTCCTTCCTCGAAAACGATCTGTCGGGGGTCATTCGCGCCCCGATGTTCGCAAATTTTTTTAGGCCAGTGAAATCAGGGAGATGGGGTTGTTGTTGGGGTCTGACGCGCCGGCGCCCGATGATGCGCCAAAGCTCCTTGACGTCGAGGTCGACGACGATCTTGCCGAAAAGCTTCGCCGCTTCCCGCTGCCGGAGGGCGTGCTGGACGCGGACATGAACCAGGAAGAGATCGCCCAGGCGCTCTCGACCACCGTCAACACGGTTTCGAAATGGATCCGCGACGGGATGCCGGTGGCGCAGGTCGGCGGCAACGGCCGGGCTTATGTGTTGCGCCTGTCGCATTGCTGGGCCTGGCGCCACGCACGCGAGGCCGAGGCTGAAACCAGATCGCGGCACAACGAGAACCAGATCAACCTGCTGCGGGCGGAGTTCCTGGGCGTCGATGTCAACAACCCGGCCGCGCAACTCAGCGCGAAAGAGCGTCGCGAACTGGCCGAAGCGGACATGCGCTGGTCCGAGGCGCAGCGCCGGCGCGGCCAGCTGGTGCCGCTGACCGATGTGATCGAGTTGCTGGAAAGCGTCGGAAAGATCGTTCGCGACGGCATCGAATCCATGCCCGACCGTCTGGAGCGGGAGCTGGACCTGGCGCCGCCGGAAGTGGCGGCGGTGGGCCGTATCGGCGCCGACATCCTGAGCGCCATCGCGGACAGGATCGATGAGGAAGAATTGCAGGGCCGCGACCTGCCGGACGTTGAACCGGGGGCGCGGCTTCTGATCTGAAGAAGGTGCGCAAGGGATGCGGACGCTCGACAGCTTCGAACCGTTGCCGCCCTATGCCGACCCGCGCGTTGCCCTGAAATTCGCGATTCCCGCCTGGCGGCCGGCCGAGAAGATCTCGGTCACCGAAGCGGCGGAAAAGTATATGCGGGTCAACGTCTCCGGGCAGTGGCAGCCGTTCCGCCGCGACGTGACGCCGTACATGGTCGAGCCGACCGACATGATCGCGTCGCGCGCCTATCGCGGCATGGCATTCTGCGGCCCGTCCCAGTCGGGCAAGACGCAGATGCTGCAATCCGCCATCGCCTATACGATCTGCGCCGATCCGGGGCGGGTGGCGCTGTTCCAGATGACGCGCGAGGCGGCGGCCGAGTTCGAGCGCAACAAGATCGCGCCGATGGTGCGCAACAGCCCGGAACTTCGCGCCCGGCAGGCGCAGGGCAGGGGGTCCGACAATATCTATCACAAGCTGTTCACGGGCGGCACGCAACTGACCCTGGACTGGCCGACGATCACCAAGCTCAGTTCGGCGACCATCCGTCTCGTCTTGGGGACCGACTACGACCACTTCCCGGAAAGCATCGACGGCGAGGGCGATGCCTATTCGCTGATGCGGGCCCGGGCGCGGACCTATCTTTCGCGCGGCATGGTGGTTGTCGAAAGCAGCCCGGGCGCGCCGTTGAAGGACGAAGCGTGGAAGCCGGTCACGCCGCACGATTGCCCGCCGGTGGAATACGGCGTGCTGTCGCTCTATCCGCATGGAACGCGCGGGCGGTGGTATTGGCCGTGCCCGATCTGCGGCGAGGAGTTCGAGCCGTCGTTCCGGCGCTTGCGCTATCCCGAAAGCGCGGACCCCATGGAGGCCGGCGAGGCGGCGCAGATGATCTGCCCGCATTGCCGCCAGGGATTCGGCCACGAGTTGAAGCGCGAACTGAACAGCGCCGGCCGGTGGCTGCACGAAAGCAGCGTGCCGGGCCCGGACGGATTGCCGGCCCTGGTGCCGATAGAAAGCGGGCTGGTTCGAAAGACGGACATGCTGAGCTATTGGCTCGACGGCGCCGCAGCGGCCTTTGCGTCCTGGAGAGAGTTGGTGACGCAATACCGGCAGGCGGTCCAGACATTCGAGGCCACGGGCGATGAGGAAAAGCTCAAGACGGTGATGAACACCGGCCTTGCGCAGCCGTATTTCCCGCGCTCGGCAATATCCGAACTGGAGGTGACCGTGCAGGGATTGCGCGAAAAGGCCCGCGGCATGGATCTGCCGAAAGGCGTCGCCCCGGCCTGGGCCCGCTACATCACGGTGTCCGTCGACGTTCAGGGAACCCGGTTCGTCGTCGGGGCGACGGCCTGGGGCGAGAACGGCCAGCATATGCCGATCGACAGGTTCGACCTGTTCCAGGCCCCGGGCGACGACGAAAGGACGGTGAAGCCGTTCGAAATCGCCGAGGATTGGGTGGTTCTCGAACCTCTGGCGGATCGCAGCTGGCCGGTTGCGGGAAGCGGCGCCCGGATGACGGCGCTTTCCATCGGTATCGACATGCATGGTGGCGGCGCCACGACCGACAACGCCTATCGGTTCTATCGCAGCCGCCGCCGTGCCGGGCAGGGCCATCGGTGGTATCTGACCCGGGGCGAAGGCGGGTTGAAAAAGCCCGACCGGGTCTGGCTGAAGGCGCCGGAAAGCGCCAGCCAGAAGGCCAAGCGCCGCCGGGTGGCCAAGGATATCAGCATCCTGTTCATGGCCACGGATCGGCTGAAGGATGCCGTCATGGCATCGCTACGGGCGGATGCGGGGCATATCAACGCCTGCCTGATCCCGGAATGGATGGGCGATGATCACCTGACCGAGTTCACCGCCGAGCGCCGGCAGGATGACGGTTGGGCCAAGCGGCCCGGCATGGTGCGCAACGAAAGCCTGGACCATCTCGTCCAGGCGCGGGCGATGCATATCATCAAGGGCGGCGAGCGGATCGATTGGTCCGATCCCGTCGACTGGGCGTCGTGGGGCGAAAAGAACCCGCACCTGATCCTGGTCGCGGTGGATGCAGAGGATGAGGCGCCTGCCGCCGAGAAAGACGAAACCGATGATGCGGCGACATCGCCGGCGCCGGCCGCGCCGCCGGCGCGGCGGCCTGTCCATGCGGCCGCCGTGGCGCCTGGTCGCGGTGGCTGGATCCAGAAACGAGGAAGGTGGCTCTGATGGCCTATACCGCAGCGGACCTTGCCGCGCTCAAGGCGAACATCGCCAAGGGGGTCACCTCGCTTGAGGTGGCGGGCGAGAAGGTCACCTTCCGCAGCCTCGATGAGATGCTGAAGCTTGCCGCCGTCATCGAGGCGGAACTGGATGCCGGCCTGTCGCGGCGCGGCGGGTTGCATCTGCCGACCTTCTCCCGGGGGTGACATGAACATTCTCGATCGCGTCATCATGGCGCTGTCGCCGCGCCGGGCGGCGCAGCGCGAGAAGGCCCGCACCATCGCCATGCATTACCGTGCTGCGAGGCTCGGCTATCGCAACGACGGGATTCGTCCCAGCGGGTCGGATGCCGACCTTGCCGGCCGCAACCGGCGCATGATTGCGTTCTATGCGCGGGACATGATCCGCAACACGCCGTTCTCGGCGCGCGTGCAGCAGGTCATCACCGGCAACGTGGTCGGCGACGGCATCATTCCGAAGATCCAGCCCTCCAAGGGGCTGGCCGATGAGGTCCAGATGAGGATCCGCGCGCGCGGCCTCGATCTGATTGAGGATCACCTCGACACCACCGATATCGATCGCAATGGCTTGCTGAATTTCTACGGGCTGCAAACTGCGGCGATGAATACCATCGTCGATGCCGGCGAGGTTCTGATCCGCAGGCACCGCCCGGCAAATGCCGGGCTGGCGCTGCCTCTCCAGATCGAGGTGCTGGAGCCGGATTATATCGACGACAGCCGTTTCGGCCGTTCGATCGAGGGCAACGAGATCCGCGAGGGCATCGAGTACGACAAGGACACCGGAGACCGGGTCGCCTATTGGCTCTTCACGCAGCATCCCGGCGGCGAGTGGCGCCCCGGGACATCGCCCTACATCTCGGAACGGGTGCCGGCGGAAGACATCATCCATGTTTTCCGGGCCTTCGACCGGCCGGGGGCGACCAGGGGCGTCAGCTGGTACACGCCCATCGCGGAAAAGCTGCTGAACATCGACGATTCGGAAGATGCGCATCTGATGCGCCAGAAGATCGCCGCATGCTTTGCCGCCTTTCACCGGATGGGCCCGGATCGGAAGCCGAGAGACGATCTCGGCGGGACGCTCCAGCCCGGGGTGATCATGGAGATCGCCGAAGACGAGGACATGCAATTTTCCGACCCGCCGGAAGTCGGCGATTTCGGCGATTTCCAGAAGAGCGTGCTGCGGTCGGCGGCCATGGGCGTCGGCATCACCTATGAGGCGCTGACCGGCGATCTCAGTGGGGTGAACTTCAGTTCCGCCCGCATTGGCCGGCTGGAGATGGATCGCAACATCTCCCGCTGGCAATGGCTGATGATGGTGCCGATGTTCCTTCATCCCTTCGGCCGCTGGTTCGTCGAGGCCTGGGCCGAGGCCGAGGATGACGAGATGTTCCAGAGGCTGATCTGGGAGGATCGCCGCACCGTCAGGCTCAGTTGGGTTCCGCCGCATCGCATCCTGGTCGATCCGGCCCGGGAGTTCGGGGCGCTGCGCGAGGCGGTTCGCTCCGGGTTCCAGTCGCGTCAGGGCGTCGTTCGCCAGCTTGGCGTCGATCCCGAGCGGCTGTTGCAGGAGCAACTGCAGGACAAGGAGGAGGCCGACGAACTGGGCCTGCCCTTCGACAGCGATCCGCGTGCGGACGTGTCGAGGAAAAACCCGACCTTTACCGACAAGGACCACAACGATGAATGAAATCTTCCTGACCGGGACGGTCGGCAATTCCTTCTGGGAAGAGGATTGCTTCACGGCCAAGACGGTTCGCGAGATGATCGCGGGCATGTCGGGGCCGCTGACCGTCCGTATCAACTCCGGCGGCGGAATCGCGACCGAGGGACAGGCGATCTATACCTCGCTGAAGAACTACGACGGCGATGTCACGGTCATCATCGAGGGTATCGCCGCCTCGGCCGCCTCGCTGATCGCCATGGCTGGAGACAAGATCGTCATGCCCCTGGGCTCGATCATGATGGTCCACGATCCGGCCAACTGGTGGACGCAGGGGCGTGGAACCGAGGACGATCACCTGCACGCGGCGAAATCGCTCTCGGTTCTCGCGAATGCCTATGCCGGCATCTACGCCGCACGCGCCGGCATCTCGGTCGAGGAGGCGCGCGACATCATGAAGGCGGAAACCTATTTCGACGGCCCCGGCGCTGTCGAAGCGGGTTTCGCCACGGAAACCGATGAGGGCACCGACGCGGCCGCCGCGGCGCTCTTCGACTACCGACTCTATCCGAAGGCCCCCGAAAGCCTGCGGCAGATCGGTGACGGGCTGGCGAGGCAGGCCAACGTATCGATGATCGCGGCGATGATGGCCGCGCCGTCTCAACCCAAGCAGAAAGGGAAAGCGATGCCGAAGGGTAAAAAGGCGCAGGGGCGCGCACAGATGGACGATCAGGAAGAGGAGCGCCTGGAAGAGGACGATCCCGAACTGAACGAAGAGGACGATCCTGAACTCGAACAGGAGGATGATCCGGAAGCCGAAGGGGATGAAGACCCCGAGGCCGAGGAGGATGATGATCCCGAAGCCGAGGAAGAGGACGAACCCAACGCCCACGCCACGGCGATCCTCAACTTTGCGGCTTCGCGGAAGATCGGCGCGGATATCGCCATGGACTGGATCAAGCGCGGGCTGACCATCAGGCAGGCCACCAAGGAGTACAAGATGAAACATGCCAGGGGCGCCACCATGGCCCGGCCCGGTGCGCCGCGCAGCTCCATCATCCGAGACGAGCGCTCGACGCGTCGCACGGCGATGGCGTCGGCGCTGCATGCCCAGATTACCGGCCGCGATCCCTCGACGCCGGCGGCCCGTCCCTACATGGATATGTCGCTGGTCGAGATGGCCGCAGCCGCCATCGGGCACCGGGGCAAGATCCGCTCGGCCGGCGACAAGGTCACCGTGTTCATGGATGCATCGCATTCGACCTCGGATTTCCCGGCGATCTTCCAGAACGCGCTGAACAAGGTGCTGCTGGAACGCTACAGCGAGTTCCAGCCGACCTATCGCAGCATCTCGAAGAAAAAGAACTTCCGCGACTTCCGGCCCATGCCCCTGGTCCGGGCGGGTGATTTCCCGATGCTGTTGCCGGTCGGCGAGACGGGCGAGATCAAATGGGGCACCTTCGGGGAAAGCGGCGAGACCGCCGTGATCGTGCCCTATGCGCGCGGTCTGACCATCAGCCGTCAGATGATGATCAACGACGATCTGGGGGCGATCAACGATCTGCTGTCGAGCTACGGCGAGACGGTGGCGCATTTCGAGGAGCGCACCTTCTATTCGGGGGCGCTGACGGCGGTGCTGTCGGACGGCAACCCGCTGTTCCATGCGTCCCGCAACAACCTCGCCCCTGCGGGCGGTGAGATCGAGGCCGATACGGTCTCGGCCGGCCGCGCCGCCATGCGCGTGCAGGAATCGATCGACGGGCTCAAGCTGAACCTGTCGCCGTCCATCCTGCTGGTGGGGCCGGAAAACGAGACGGCGGCCGAAATGTTCGTGGCGCAGATCACGCCCACCGCGACGGAAGCGGTCAACCCGTTCTCGGGCAAGCTGAAGCCGGTGGTGACCACGGAAATCGAGGACGGCGCCTGGTATCTGCTGTCCGAGCGCGCGCCGTGCTGGGTCTACGGCTTCCTGGAAGGGCAGGAAGCGCCCCGTGTCCGCACCGAAGAGCCCTTCGGCACGCAGGGCTTCTCGATGACGGTGGAACACGACTTCGGCTTCGGCGCCGCCGACTTCCGCGGCGGCTGGAAGAACCCCGGCTGACCGGCGCCGATGAGATCACCCTGACAAAGAGCCGCCTGCGAGGCGGCTCTTGTCGTTCACCCCACTGAAATTCCGGAGCGGAACATGAAAAACTATCTGCAAAAGGGAACTTCGGTTTCCATCCCGGCGCCGGCGGCGGTCAATTCCGGCGATATCGTGGTTGCAGGCGTGCTGGCCGGCGTGGCCGGTCACGATGCGGCCCTGGGCGATCCGGTCGAGGTCCATCTGGTCGGCTGCTACGAGTTGCGAAAGGTGTCGGCGCAGGCCTGGACTGTCGGCGCGGCGGTCTACGTCACCCCGGCCAGCGGCCTTTGCACCGTCAGCCCCGCCGCCGGCGCGATCTTCATCGGCGTGGCGATCGAGGCGGCGGCCAACCCGTCCGGCACCGGCAAGGTCCGCCTGAACGGCGCTGCGCCCGCGGAGCCCGAGGCCTGATGGCCCGCCTGTTCCTCGGGATGACGGGGCTGCTTTCCGGCGTGTTCGGTGATCAGGTCCGGTTCATCCCGCAGGACGGTGCGGAACGCGACATCCAGTCGCTCTTTCGCGAGGAGCCGATCGAGGTCGAGGGGGCGGATGGCCAGATCGTCCGCATCGACGCGCCGAGTTGGCGCGTTCGCCGAGACCTGGCGCCAGAGACCCGGCGAGGCGACCTGATACTGGTTCCCGACGGGCGCAGCTACAAGGTGATGACGGTCTATCATTCCGGCTCGCCTGCTTCCGATGCCTTCCTGATCTGCGAACTCCAGCTGAGCGCCTGACATGCCGCATTATCGATCCGAATACCGTGCGAGCGTTCTCGCGGCGCTGACCGCCAATGCCCGCTTTGCGGGCTTCACCGCACCGAAGGTCTGGACGGGCTCGATCGATGCGGCCAGCCTCCCCGTCATCGGCGTTCTGACGCCGCAGGAGCGCTGCGAACGCGACACCCAGACCACCACTGCGCGAGGGACGCTGTTGCAGGTCGCCGTTCGGCGGCTCGGCGGCGACGATGTCGAGGCCGATCTGGACGATGACAGCGAGGTCATCGAAGCGATCGTGATGGCGACGCTGCGCAGGCTCGACCGGGCCTGCGCGCTGGAAGACACCAGCGTCGTGACCAACACCATGGCGGAACGCAATGTCGGCACCCTTGTCATGAGCTTCCGGCTGCGATCCTGGCGGCCGGTCGCAACCCTTCCCTGAAATCCAGACCTGGAGTGAAACACCATGCCGGACGGTATGCTTGGTTATGGCGCGACGGTGCGCATCGGGCGGGGCGCGACCCCGACCTTTACCGAAATCGAACTGATCGGCGACCTTGCCCTGCCCGATGAGCAGGTCGATGAGGTCGAGGTCACGCATATGAAATCTCCCGGCCGCCGCCGGCAGTATATCGCGGGCCTGATCGACAGCGGCGAGATCACCATTCCGATGAACTACATCCCGGAATCGGAGACCGACGTGCTGCTGCAATCGATCAAGGCGTCTGGCGAGGAGGTCATTCTGGAGATTACCCTGGCCGGCGCGACGGCCCCGGAGTCGTTCGCCGCCTTTCTCAAGGGCTATGCCCGGACGGCGCCGATCGATGACAAGATGACCGCCGAGGCCACGTTTCGGCTCTCGGCCCAGATCGTGAGCGGGGGCTGATCATGGCAAGTTTCACCGGCGAGGTGATCGCGAAACTGGGTGACGCAGAATATTGCCTGGCCCTCGGTCTGCGGGGCGTCGCCAAGCTCCAGGAGCAATACGGCGCCAATCTCGACCCGATCCAGAACCTCGGGCAGGAAGAGGGCGAGTTGCCGGATTTCAGCGTCCTGCTGCGCATCGTCGACGTGGCGCTGGAGCGTCATCACCCCGATGCGCCGGGCGACGTGGCGGAGATGCTCCTGGCTGCTGACATGGCTCTGCCCGGCAAGCTGCTGACGGCGGCGTTCCCCGAACAGAAGGGTGCGGGCAAGGCGGGAAAGGGCAAGGCGAGGCGCTGAACCTCGCCCGGCTCTACGAGGCGTGGCTCTCGCTGGGACAGTGCCCCGAGCGGTTCTGGATGATCACGCCCCGCCTCCTGCTGTTCGAGATGGATGCTGCCCGGGCCCGGATCGAGCGGCAGGAGGATGTGATCCTGACGGCGGCATGGGCTTCAGCCGCGCTGCAACGCGTCAAGAAGCTGCCGAAGCTTTCGGAGATGCTGCGGCGCGGCCCAAAGCCAAAGCAGGATTTGCGGATGTATCTGGACGGTGCCAAGGCCCGGTTGCCCGCCATCACGATGGATCAGTGGCGGGCTCGGGCTGGAGGGTGATTTCATAGAGAATAAGGGAGATATCTGATCCCTTGACGACAATCTCTGCGTTGGATTTGATGTTGCAGTCCTTCGGTTCCCGGAAGCCGTCGAGGCTGCAATTTTGGATTTTTGCCAAGGTGTCTCGATCAACGGCAAGCTCAGTGCGATAGGTGCCGTGTCCAGTCCTCACTCCCCAGCTACCCATCATTTTCCCAATTTTCCCCTCAACCAATACCTCTTTCCCGGAGATCGTATTTGTGACCTCTGCAATAGGCGGCAGCGCGTCCTGTGCTGCCGCCTGAAACGCCATCATTGAAAATACGATGGCTGCAATCGCCCTCATGGATATCCTCCTGCCTGGAGACGACAAATGACCAGTTCTGCGACGGTTGGCCGCCTTCGGGTCGGCCTGTCACTGGATAAGGCTGCCCTTCAGGAAGGGATGAAGCAAGCGAAAGCCGGCCTGGCACGGTTTTCCGCGGATGTCAGCAAGAGGCTCGGCGCGCTCGGGAACATCCCGGGTGTCCGGTCCTTGCAAGGGGCGCTGTCGTCGATCGGCACCAATGCCGCCGCCGCCATGGGCAAGGGCGCTGCGGTGGCGGCGACGGCCCTGGCCGGGCTGTCGGTTTCGGCGATCAACGCGGCCGGCGAGATTCAGAACCTGTCACGGCTTTCCAACGCCATGCCCGAGGAGTTTCAGGCCTGGGCGGCCGGGGCGCGCACCGTCGGCGTCGAGCAGGACAAGCTGGCCGACATCCTGAAGGACATGAACGACCGTGTCGGCGATTTCATCTCGACCGGCGGTGGGCCGATGAAGGATTTCTTCGAGGTGATCGCGCCCAAGGTCGGCGTCACGGCGGATCAGTTCCGCAAGCTGTCGGGTCCGCAGGCCCTCCAGCTTTATGTCGACAGCCTGGAAAATGCCAACGTCAACCAGCAGGATTTCACCTTCTACATGGAGGCCATCGCTTCCGACAGCACCGCGCTGCTGCCGCTGCTGAAGAACGGCGGCAAGGCGATGCAGGAATATGCCGCACGCGCGAAGGCGCTTGGCGGGGTCATGAGCAACGATACCGTTCGCGCGCTCGCCTCGATGAAGGCCAGCCTGAGCGAGGTGGGTATCGTCATGCGGGGTGTGCGCAACACCCTCGGCGCCGCCTTCGCCCCCATGGTCGATTCCATTGCCAAGGCATTCGTGTCTCTGATGACGAAAGGCAGCGGCCTGCGGGTGGTGTTCGACGGGATCGCGGGTGCCGTCAGGATCCTTGTCAACTTCCTGTCGTCGCTGGTGACCATCGTGTCGTCGGTTGCATCGGGGTTGTGGAACCTCACGAAATCCGCGGCGCGGGCCTTCGATGAGGTCACCGGGCTTTCCGATGCGTTCCGGGTGATGATCGCAAATTCGCCGGTGGGGCTGATCTATCGGGCCGTCACCGGGCTGGCAGCGCTGATCAAGGCGACGGGGGGCGTTTCTGGCGCCTTCGCCGAACTGCGCAATGTTGCCGCCGAAGTGTTCGATCGGATCGGCGTGGCCTTCGACATGGTTCCGGCGGCCATTAAGGCCGGGGTGGAATCCATGAAGCGGATATTCTTCGCCGGTCTGCATGACATGTTGGCAAACTTCTCGTGGTTCCTCTCCCGGATCGCTTCTGGCTTCAATAAGTTGTTCGGAACGACGCTCAGCGAGGCGGAGCCATTTCAGGACGCGATCACGGGGCTTAGTAAGGCATCGTCAGATGCAAGGGATGCCGCCGACGCTGCTGCTGGTGAATTAAAGGAGGTCTGGTCGCAGGTAAGCGCTCCGCTGCAATCGGTCGCCCGGATCAACGGTCTGATCGCCAAGTCTGCCGAGGATGCGGCGAACAGCCTGGGCGATGGTGCCGGTGGTGCGGGTGGCGGGCTCGCGGCGGCTGCCGACAAGGCCGGAAAGTCCGGGTCGAAGGCGGCGGCCAAGCTCACGCCCTTGCAGGAGGTGCTGAAGCGCCTGCGCGAGGAAAGCGAAAAGCTGAAAGCGACGCTGTGGATGTCGGATACCGAGGCCACGGTCTGGGAGAACCTGCGCGAGGCGAAAGTGGCGGCCACCAGCCAGAGCGGCAAGGAAATCGCGGCGCTGACCCGGACCAACGAGGGGCTGAAGCAGCTGAAGGAATCGACCGACAGCTGGCGCGACAGCCTGAAATCGACCTTCGGCGATCTGGTATCCGGCGCATCGTCCTTCAAGGATGCGCTGCGCTCGGTCCTTCAGCAGTTGGCGAAGATGTGGGCGGACAGCGCCTTCATGAGCCTTTGGGGCGGCACCGGCATGGGCAAGTGGTTCGGCGGCCTCCTGCCGAAGATCGGCGCCAATGCCAACGGCACCAACGATTGGCGCGGTGGCCTGACCCGGATCAATGAGCGCGGCGGGGAGATCGTGGATCTGCCGTCCGGCACGCGGATCATTCCGCATGATGTGTCCATGCGCATGGCTGACAGAGCGGCGCAGGTCGAACGCACGGCAATCGAGATCATTCCCAGCCCGTATTTCGATACGCGGGTGGCGCAGATTTCGACGGCGGGCGACATGCGCACCGCGCAGATGGCGCGTCAGGCCATGCCGGGCCAGCTGCGCGACATGCAGGCGAGGGGCACCAGGTGAACCGCGATATCATCGACGTGCCGCTGATCTTCAACCGGGCGCTGAACGTGGATTGGCGCCCGGACTGGCGCGGCCAGCCGCCGGCCGAGGGAACGGACGGATCGGAGCAGGTGGTCTATAACCGCATGCCGCGCTTCGTCGGCGCTCCGTCCCTGGTCTTTCCGCCCGCGATGATCGGGGCCTGGCGCGCGCTGATCCTGCGCGGCGAGGGCAGGGTGAACGCCTATCGCATGCGGATGGTCGATCCCGCCGTGTTCGACCTGGGCGGTGCCGACGACTGGAGCCGCCAATGGCGGGCATACCAGGGCGGCATGTGGGTGGAACCGCGCCCGCAGATCACCTGCCCGGCCGGTGCGGCCGCCGGTGCGACCAGTATCGTGGTCGATGAGCGTGCGGCGCCGCGGCCGATCCCGGTCGGCTCCTATCTCAGCCACAATGACTGGCCCTTCGCGGTGGTCGGCAGGTCGGGCAGCGGCACGGCGACCACATTGCAGGTCAAGATGCTGCGCCGGGCGATCCCGCCTGGCGCGGCTATCGACCTGCTGGCGCGCGGCCTGTTCATCGGCGGTTCCGATGCCATGGGGCTGCCGGAATACGGCCTGGACCGCGTGGCCCGGCCCCAGCTCGATCTCATGGAATGGATCAACAGGTCATGAGCATCTTTCCCGCCGGCTTCAACCCGCGCGCCGATGCCGTGGGGCTGATGGACATGGTCTCCATCGACACCGCCGACGGCGTTTTCCGCTTTCTGCTGGGCGCCGATGGCCGGTTTGTCGACGTCGCGGCCCGCGAATGGATCGGCAGTCAGCTGATCGACAGTTCGGAACTGCGGCTCTCGATCCAGGGCGAGGCGCCGGCGGGCTCGCTATCGCTGACCTTCATCCCCGACCCGGATGATGGAGACCTGGTCGCGCAGGTCCGCGCGCTCGGCACGGATTACGTCAGGGGTCGCGAGATCGTCTTCTGGCTCCAGCCCATCGGCTCGATGGCCGAGTTCCACGCGCCGGTCCATCCGCCGGTGCGCTGGCTCACCCGGCGCGGCGGGCATATCGAGTTCGATCTGTCGGGCGGGCTGGAACGCCGGATCACGCTGACCTTCGAGGGGCCGTTCACCGGGCGCAACACCGCGCCCGGGCTGCAATACACCGTGGCGGATCATGCCCGGCTGATCGGGGCGCCGAACAGTTCCCTGCGCTTCATGCCGACCGACACGTTCCAGGAAGAAAAGCTTTTCGGCTGATGTCACCGCTTTATGCAGAACTGAACCGCTGGCAGAGGGTCATCTACCAGTGGGGCGAGAACGATTGCGTGACGCTCTGCGCGGACTGGATCCTGCGCATGCGCGGCGTCGATCCGGCCGCCGACGTGCGCCTGACCTATGAAAGCGCGGCCGAGTGTCAGCGCGTGACCCGGTTCTTCACCGATCCGGTCGGCGCTGTCGGGCCCTGTCTCGACCGGGCCGGCCTCGCGCGCACCGGCCAGCCCCGCCCGGGCGATGTCGGGGTGATCCTGCTGCTGACCGAACGCGGGGTGGCGCGGCCGCATATGGCGCTCTGCCTCGGCCGCACATGGGCGCTGAAGGATCAGACCGGCGCCGTCAACGCGGTCGTGCCGCTCAAGATCGCTGCCGCATGGGAGGTTGGCTATGAGGCTCCGTAGCCTGGCGCTGGCCGCGCTGCTTTCCACCACCTGCCTCAGCACGCCCGCCGAGGCCGGGCCGGTGATCCCGTTCATCCAGGGCGTCTGGGTCGGCCTGACCACGGGCGCCGCCGCCGGCGCCGGGATCAGCGGCGCCTTCGCGGTGGGCATGAATGCCGGCGCATGGCTGGTCGGCGGCTCGTTCCTGTCGCGCGTCGTGGTGTCCATCGGCATGTCGGCGCTGGCCCAGAGCCTGGCGCCCAAGCCGCAGATGCCGTCGCCGCCCGAGATCATGGCGAACTACGCCCAGGACGTGTCCTGGCAGGACCGCGTCTATGGCCGGGTGCGCAAGGGCGGCCCCTATGCGCTGGCGGCCTATTCCAGCGCCTCGATGACGACGCCGCTTGGCTCGGACAACCGGCGCAAGCGGCATTACGGCGTGATTATCGCCGCGCATTCGACGCTGGGGCCGGTGCAGCACTATCTGGACAAATGGCCGGTCGAGACCGATGCCAACGGCTGGGTGCTGACCGATCCGGTGCTGTGGCGCAACCCGCCGGCGAAACCGTCGGACTATCACGGCTCGATCCGCACCTATACCGGCCATTCCGGCCAGGAGGCCGATCCGGTCTGGCGGGCGACCTTCCCCGAGGTGTCGGAATCCGATGATTTCGCCGGCCTGTCTTATGCGGCGCTGTCCGCGGCCCGGCCCTCGATGGAGGAATTCCAGAACATCTATCCTGGTGGCCGCGAATGGGCCTATGCGCCGGTCTGGGACGGTTGCGACACGATCTACGATCCGCGCACCGATACCCATGGCTGGACCGACAACGCAGCGCTGGTCATTGCCGATGTCGCGACCTGGTTCGGCAAGGAGGTGGACTGGGATGAGGTGGCGGCCGAGGCGGATATATCCGACCAGCTGGTGACCAACCGCGCCGGCGGCACCCAGCGGCGCTGGACCATCAACACGGTGCTGCGCAGCGATATGACCTGGGAACAAGTGCGGGCGCATCTGATGATGTGCTGCGATGCCTGGTTCTACGAGCGGCCGGACGGAAAGCTTGGCTTCAGGGTCGGGGCCTATTCGGCGCCGACGCTGACGCTGACCGATGAGGATTTCCTGTCGCTCTCGATCCGGCACAAGGCCACCGGCCCGGACGAGGTGGGCAGCTATGCGCTGCGCTATGTCGAGCCGGCCCGCGACTGGAGCGGCGAGGTCAGCGGCGCGGTGGTGCTGAACCCGCTCGGTGATCGATCCGAGGAGGAATGCAACGGGGTCGACAGCCACAACCAGGCATGGCGCATCATCTGGCGGTGGGCCAGGGCGGCTCAGCCGGAATGGCAGGTCAGCGGCACGCTGAAGGTGATCGGCTACGACTGCATCGGCGAACGGTTCCTGCGCATCCAGCATGCGGAGACCGGGCTCGATTGCGTGGTCGAGGTGGCGATGCTCACCCGCGTCGCGGGGACGCATACCTTCTCCATCGAGGCCGCCTCGGTCGAGCCGGGGGATTTCGATCCCGACGCGCTGGCGCTGGAGCCGCCCCGCACGCTGCGGGCGACGATTTCCGAGGATCGGATCGTCGCGGCGCCGGCCTCGCTCTCCGGCTCGGTGATCGAGGGCACGGGCGGCGTGGCCATGATCGAATATGTCTGGCCGGCCCAGCCGGAGGATCTGCGCCAGCAGCTGCGGTTCCGCTCGCCGGGGGCCGGTATCGCCGATTGGCAGACGGTCGATGTCGGCACGGGGCAGACGACGCAGGTGCTCTCCGCCCTGGTCGACGGGCAGGATTACGAGGCGCAGATCCGCAACCGCACGGGCGGCAACCGGGTCAGCACATGGGTACCCGAGGCCCCGCTGGTCCTGCGCGCCGTGGCCAACAGCGTGCCGCCGGCGGCCATGCAGCATTTTACCGGCGCGGCGGCAGGATCTTCGGTCGGCCTGGCCTTCATCCCGCCCAACGACCCGGTCTATGCCGCGGCCCGCATCTTCCGGGCGACCGACAGCACGTCCTTCGGTGATGCCGTGCATGTCGGGACCGAATACGGCGCCCCGAACCTGGCCGACGAATGGGCCGATCCGGCCCCGGGCGTCGGTGACCACAGCTACTGGATCGAGCCGCTGAACGGCTCGGGCATCCCGGGACCGCGCAGCGGCCCGGTCACGATCACCATCATCTAGAAGAGGGCAGTCATGGCGACACAGATCGCTGGCCCCGTCCGGTTGCCGGACGGGACGATCCCGGCGCATGGCCGGGTGATCTTCCGGCCGAAGAACGGCGGCATCGTCGGCGCGACGACGGTTTCTGGCGGCGCCGTCATCGCGCCGATCAGCGGTGCAGGTGCGATCGATGTCGAACTGGTCGGCCGTACCGGCGGGACGCCCTACACGGTGGCGGTCGAGCATTGGTCGGACGTGGAAAACCGGCTGGTCACCACCATGCTGCCCGATGTCGTTCCGACCGGCGCGGCCGGGCCGTTCACCCTGGCCGATCTGGCGGCGGTCGAGATCCCGCGCGACGCCAGATCGGAGGCGACCTGGAAGCGCGGCGACACCATCAATATCGGCGGGCAGTGGATCGATGAGTTCGGCCGGCCAGTGGACCTGGCCGGCAAGACGGTCTCGGCGGCCATGCGCGGCCCCGACGGCGTCACGCGGACGCTCAGCGTCTCGGTCTCTGACGCAGCCAAGGGGCTGCTGGAGATTTCCATGCCGGCCGGGCAAAGCGCCCTGCTGCCGCTCGGGCCGCACGCCGTCGACGTGAAGATCACCAACGGCGCGCGCATCAGCCGGACGCAATCCGGAACCATCAACATCGTCCGAGAGGTGACACCGTGAGCATCATCGACAAATCCCGCCTGCTGCTGTTCGTCGGCGGGACGGTTCCGGGCGCCGGCGCGTCGGCCGGGGATCTGGCCGCCGAGATTGCCGCGCGCGAGGCCCTTGCCGGCGAAGTTGCGGGCAAAGCCGGCATCGACGACAGCGGCAAGATATTCGCCGACCGTGCCAGCGCCGTTGCGGCAGGCCAATCGGTTCTGGTGCCCGCGCTCGGGCGCATCGTCACCATCGAGGGCGACTATGTCGTCTTCCGGGGCCCGTATTGGAACGCGCCCGACCCGCTTTTTGACACATCACCGTGGTGGGCCGTGGCCGCTAGGGTGCCGCGCGACGCCCTGCTGCAGGCGGTTGCGGAGCAGCTGGAGAACGTGCCTGCCGCCACCCTCAAAGGCCGCCTCGGTCCCGACGCAGGCGCGGCGGAAGACCTGACCCCGCTGGCCGTCCGCACGATGCTCCACCTGCTGGCGCTGGAGGATCGCGGCGACGACGGCCCGCCATGGTCGGTAGGCGATGGAAAACGGTCGTGGCTCTATCTGGACGATGCCGGTGACCTGCGCGGACCATGGGCGGATGCGCTGACCGGGATGCTCATGCGGCGGTCAGAGGGTGGCCCTCTCTGGTCTGTCGGCGGCAAGCCTGGCCGGTGGGGGAATGCCACCTCTCCGCTGTGCCTGCTGGATGACGACGAAAACACCATCCGCAATCGCTATCTCGACCGCATCGCGGCATCTGCTTTGCGGGTCACGCCGCGCCCGAAGCTCTACATCGCAGGCGATAGCCGAGGCGACCAGTCGAGCAATCCCGGCCGCACGCCCGCGAATGGCTGGCTGGCGCATTTGCAGATGCTCACGGCGGGCCGGTTCGACTTCGACCCCGCCGACAACATCGCCGTGGCAGGGTCCAACTCCGAACAGATGCTGGCGGCCGTGGGGCCGCTGCTGACGGCCGCGCCGGGTGTCGTGGTGGCGATCATCAGCACCAATGACCGGACACAGGGCTGGTCCGCGCAACGGTCCATCGATGCCTTGTCGATCTGGCAGGCGCAGGTGCTGGCGCGCGGTCACCAGGTGATCTGGATCGCCGAGATGCCGCGCGGCGAGACCGGCAATACCGCCTATGCCCTCAGCGGAGCCAACCTCCAGGCGCATATGCGGGTGCGGCAATGGCTGCTGGCTCAGGCGTCGGTGCCCGGGGTCTATGTGGCCGATCCGTGGCCGGCCATGTGCGATCCCGCATCGGCATCCGGCTATGTCAAGGCGGGCCTGATGTATGACGGGCTTCATACCGGCGTGCCGGGCGCGCGGGCCGTGGCGGAATGTATCGCGCCGATCATCAATGCACTGATGCCGCCGCATCCCCGGCTGATCATCAGCGCGGCGGATACCTATACCGCCAACAACCCGACCGGGGCTCTGAACGGCAATCCGATGATGAGCGGCACTGGCGGGACGCTGGACGGCGGGGCTTCGGGCGCGCTCGCCTCGGGCTGGTCCATCCAGACCGGGGCCGGCATGGCGGCGGTGCTGTCCAAGGTCGAGCTTGACGGTCTGCCGGCGCAGCGATGCGTCGTGAGCGGGGCGCCCACTGGCGCATCCGCAGGGGCGTCTCCGGTCGATCCGACGCCGCATGCCGTGGTGATCAGCGCCGACATCGCCAACCCGGCCAACCTGGTGCCGGGCGATGTGGTCGAGCTGACCGGGCTGGTCTCGCTGGCAGCGGGTTCGGAGGGCTGTCGAGCGGTGGCGCTCTACCTGACGATTGAGACGGCCAGTGGCACGGTCACGCATTGCGCCATGGAGCCGCTTCTGGCGCGCAGCGTGCCCAACCTGGACCAGCCCGATTCCGTGCTGTCCGGCCCGGCCATCGTGCCGCGCTTTACCGTGACCGAGGCCGTAACGGCCGCCTCGGTTTCTCTCATGATCGTCGGCGCTCCGCATATCAGCTCGCAGCCTGATATCGCGATTTCCGCTACCGTCGATTTTACCGCCCTCTCGCTCAAAAAGGTGATCTGATGGCTCAAACCCGCCTGCACATCAATACCGGCATCGACCTCTCCGGGCGCGGGCTGCCGCCCATCGTGCCGCCCTTTCCGTCCTTCGATGGTGATCTGTTCGGCGCCTATTGCTTCGGCACCAAATACGCGCCGCTGGGGACCGATCCGCTCGCCGAGCGCTATGGGCTGCGCTTCGACTGGTCGGGGCAGGGGCGTCACCTCACGACCGCCGGCGTGGTGCCTGTGCACGATTGGCATTTCACCTCCGGCGCCACGACGGTTACGCCACTGACGCCCTTCAACCTGTCCGATGTGGCGGCGGAAAACGGAGAGGCCAGTGTGATCATGTTCGCCCGCACCACGCCGACCGCGCGGCCGGTGACGCTGGCCCGGTCGTTGAATGTCGCGCCCTATCTGCAACTCTCGCTCTTGCCTCAGGCAGTTGGGGGCACCGTGTCGGCGATCATGAACGACGGCGCATCCAACAGCGCCCAGGTGACCGGCATCGGTGACGATCTGGAGCGCATCTGCCTCTATGGCGGATCGTTCCGCCTGACCGACAGGACCGCATGGCAGGCCGGCCCGGATACGCCGTTGCGTAGCGCTGTCAACGAAACGGATGTCGCGGTGGCCAGCAGCGGCGTGTTCCACTTCGGGATCGAGGCCAGCACCGGCGACACCGCCGCGACCCAGATCTATGCCGGGGCGATCTACAAGTCCTATCTCTCGGCGGATCAGGTGGTGCAGGTGCAGGAGTGTTTCCGCGCCTGGCACGAGGCGGCCGAAAGCGGGCTGGTGATCTGAGGGGAACCGGCTCTGCCGCTATCGCCCATTCACCCCGCCTCGTGCGGGGGTTTTCATGCGCGAGAGTCGCGCCAATCACATGAGGACGGGGAGATGAGTATCGTGCCGTCGGTAGATAACAGGATCAGCATGGGTAATCTGATCGTCCTAGGGGGAATGCTGGCATCCGTAGCCGTTGCCTGGGGGGCGTGGACCACGAACACCAGCGCGCTGATGTCCAAGATGTCCGATCAGTCGGCGCAGATCGCAGCCAGCGAGGCGCGTATCAGGGCGCTGGAGACCGCAACGGCCCGACAGGATGAGCGCATGGTGCTGATCCTCGACAGCCTGCGGAAGATCGAAGCGCGAGTTGAGCGCGGGCCGCATCCGTGATGCATAGTTCGGTCGCCATCAGGATTGGCGGCCAGCGCGATCCGGAAAGTCTTGCCGTATCATCGATGATCTGTTCTCGTCTTGGAGCGGTGGGCGGAAGGGAAAATGGATGTTTGAGACTGCGATTAAGCTCACAGAGCTTCCTTGGGCGACCGTTCTCACGCTGGCCGCAGGGTATTGCGGCTACTTTGTGGCCCATGTTGGAGCGAGGTCCCATCATCAGACCGCAGATGTTGTGTTTGGAACACTGGCTTTCGGATTCTGGGGTTTATTCGCGTATCAGTATTTCCAAGCTCCTGATCGCCTGAATCTTGGTCCAGTTCCGGCATCGGTTTCTGGTTTCGCTGTGTCGATTGGGCTAGGCGGCGCATGGTCTGGGTTTGGACGGCGTTGGTTCGATAGATTTCTGCGAAGAATCGGAGTAACGCTGCGTGATGATTGCCCCAGTGCATGGGCTGCACTGGGGCGTGATCCGAATGTTGTGATGACTCAATTGACAGTGAAATTGAGCTGCGGAGATATTTACTTAACAGACGATCTTAGTCGATTTAAAGACATGCCCAATGGCCCGTGTACCTTTGGTGGGGCTGGCGACATGATCATGTTTGTTACCCATGTCTGCTATGCCGACTCGGAAGTATTTGAGGGCGTTGACATGAGTGCCGCCGAGAAACTCGGGTATGAAGCAACATACATCCCAAAAGAGCAGATTGCCCGGGTGGAATTCAGGCAGACCCGGAGAGCCTCACTTCTTCGTCGGGCGAATTGGCGTCGAATTATGTGATTCGCCTGTCTCAGGTCTGGCATTGCTCTGTTCGCTCGTCCGCGGCGTATAGTTCTTTTGATCTGTAGGAACTACGTTCGGGGTATAGTTATCATGAATGACAGTTCTTGAGTCTCTGGAACCACCGGACTTCTTTTCCGACATAGATACTGCTCCTGATTCTGCGTGCCTTCCATGGTGGGTCCAGATTTTTAGTTGAGTCAAGGAACCCCTGACATCTGACCGCCCCGCCTTGCGCGGGGCTTTTTCATGGAGAAACGACATGACAGCAGTCATGAACGCGGTGCGCGCGCGGCAGGCGCGCTGCGCCGCCCTGGGCTTTTGGCCCGGGCCCATCGACGGAATCGACGGGCCGCGCACCCGGGCCGCCCATGCCGCGGCCATCGAGGCGCAGCGCGCCAAGGGCCTGCCGTTCCAGCACCCCACCGGGATCGCGCGCATCCACTGGCACTGGACCGCTGGCGGACACAGCCCGAATGCCGTGGACCTGCGGTCCTATCACGCGCTGATCGATGGCGAGGGCAGGATCCGCTGGCCGGTCGATCCGACCACCACGCGCTCGCACACGCTCAACGCCAACAGCGGCGCCATCGGGCTGTCGATCTGCGCCATGGCCGGCGCGCAGGAACGGCCTTTCGCCTGGGGCAAGGCACCGATCACGCCGGCGCAGGTCTCGGCGCTGGCCCGCGAGACCGCGCGGCTGTGCCGGACCTACGACATCCCGGTCTCGCGCTGGTCCACGCTGTCGCATGCCGAGATCCAGCCGACCCTCGGCGTCGTCCAGAAAAACAAATGGGACATCACCGTCCTACCCGGGATGTCGGCGCCGGCCGACCCCATCACGGTCGGCGACCGCCTGCGCGACCTGGTCGCGCGCGAGCTTTCTACCTTCTGAGGAGCATCATCATCATGCAGACCATCATCAACGCGGCGGCGCCGCATATCCTCGAACTGTTCGGGCTGGTCATCACCGGCCTTATCGGCTGGGTTGCAGCCGCGGCGCGCCGGAAATGGGGCATCGAAATCCAGGCCAGCCATCGCGAGGCCTTGCACTGGGCGCTCTATACGGCGGCGCAGCTGGCCATCAAGCACGAGCTGACCGGCAAGGCCGCTGTGGATCTGGTGCTGGAATATGCGCGCCGCAGCGTGCCCGATGCGATCGGCAACCTGAAGCCCTCGGCCGAGGTGCTGACCGATCTGGCGCGGGCCAAGCTGGAGCAGGTTGCGGCCGAGAAGGTCAAGGAGGCGAGCAGCGCTGCCGTCGACAAGCTGGCCGATGCCCTGCGCCGTGCTGGGGCGGCGTGATGCGCTCGCCCTATGAGGCGGCGCTGGCCGCCTCGATGGTTGCCGGCCTCGCGGTCGGCGCCACCTTCGCGGCGGCAGCGCTGATCACGGCGCAGGCGATGGGGGCGCCGCCGCGGTGATCACCATGCAGGCTGCTGGCCTTTGGATTGACCGCCGCACCGCATAGCGCTTACGCCCCCGTCCCGGTTCGCCCGGGGCGGGGGCTTTTTTTTGCGTTTCAGGCACCTGATCATGCACGCTACCATCGTAGGACTGACGATTCGGAGGCCGCCCCCTTTGTGCAACCAGTATGTCCCGCCCGAGAGCTATGACGAATTCCGCCGGGTGTATGACTATGAGGTCGAGAACCTGACCGGCAACGAACCGTGGTTCGATGAGGCGTTCCCGGATCGGACGTTGCCTATCGTGCGCAAGGGTGGGGCCGGGCTTCAGTTGGTCAAGGCGCGCTGGGGCATGCCGTCGCCGCCGCGATACCTGAGCAAGTCCGGACGCGACGCCGGTGTGACCAACATCCGCAACGTGGGCAGCCCCCATTGGCGCCGCTGGCTCGGCACCGAACATCGGTGTCTTGTCCCGGTCAAGCGGTTCGCCGAACCGGGCCCGGACGGACGCCCAGTCTGGTTCGAAAGCGCCGACGGCCGTCCCATGATGTTCGCCGGGATCTGCGTTGATGGATGGGTCAGCATCCGCAAGGTCCGCGACGGTGAGACCGAGGATGACCTGTTCGGTTTCCTCACCACCGAGCCGAATGCCGAGGTCGGGGCAGTCCATCCCAAGGCCATGCCGGTGATCCTGCGCACGCGCGAGGAATGGGACGCATGGCTCAACCTGCCTTGGGACGAGGTTCGCCATATGCAGCGGCCGCTGCCGGACGGTGCGCTGCGGATTGTGGCTTAACCCCGCTCAAAGAACCCCGGATGCGGCCGGTTGATCCCGAACTGGATCGTCCCGGGGCCGAAGCGCTGGTTGATGAAGTCCGCCGCCGCCGATGCGCGCTCGCCCAGGGTTCGCTCGGCCGGTGCGACCGGCAACAGGAGGTCGCCGGTGCGCGAGTTCAGATGATCCACGTCGCCCAGATGCACGCCGATGCTCAGCAGCTGCGTGCCGCGGATCTCCGGCCATGCCCGGCGCCAGAGCGCCCGGTTCATGCGCATGAATTCCAGCGTGTCCTGCGTCGGGGCGCAGCGCATGGTGCGCGCCCACGGATAGCGGCCGAGCGGCGACAAGTGCAGGCTGAAACTGCCCGCCACGCGCCCATCGCGCCGGAGCCGCGCCGATGCTTTTTCCAGCAGCCAGCGCGAAACCAGATACGCCTCGGCCGGCGCCCGGAACTCGGGCGCCAACACCTTGCTGTTGCCGAACCCGCCGCGCCGCGTCTTGACCAGCGGGATCGGCTCACCCTGAAGCGCCCGGACGAACCGCTCACCCTCGACACTGCGCCAGATGGCGCGGGCGTGGCGCGGATCGAGGCGGCAGAGCGACACCATGTCCTGCACCCCGGCGCGCTCCAGCCTGACGCGCATCGAGCGCGAGATGCCCGGAAGATCGTCCAGGGCGAGGTGCGCGATCCGGTCGGGCATGTTCTCGCGCGAGAGCCATTGGCATCCGTTGGGCTTCTCCAGTTTCCCGGCGATCTTGGCCAGAAGGTGATTCGGCCCGATCCCGGCTGAGAACCGCAGGCACTCGCCCACCTCCGCCGCCACGGCTGCCTTGAGCCGCGCGACCAGCGCGCGGGCGCCGTCCAATTCGGTCGCCTCGCCCGAAAGCACGATCTGGAATTCGTCTACCGAGCGGATGCGCTCCAGTTCGGCATAGCGGTCCAGCACCGCAGCTACCCGCAGGTTGAACCGGACATAGAGCCGGTGGCGCGAGGGCAGGAACACAATGCCCGGGCAGAGCCGCCGCGCGTCGGGCACGCTGGTGCCGGTCTTCACGCCGTGCGCCTTGGCCTCGTAGCTGGCCGCCACGCAGCAGCCCTTCTCGTTTTCCATGGCGGTGATGGCCACCGGCCGGCCGCGAATCGCCGGGTTCAGCTGCTGCTCGACGCTCGCGAAGAAGCTGTTCATGTCGATGTATAGCGTGCGGAACGGTCCCAT